TCAAGGATTATGCCGATGAAATTAGACGAATGGAAAAGATTTGTGGCGATTCGGAGGTCATCCGCATAATCGACCCGAGGCTTGGGGCGGCAAGCTATCAAAAGTCGGAAGGATCTTCTAACATAATCGATGATTTAGCGGATGAAGATATCATCGTCCAACCGGCAGAAGCGTTAGACATCGAAACAGGACTCCAAGCGATTAATAATTTATTAGCATGGGACCGCGATAAACCGATGGATTTGGATAATAAGCCCAAATTGATGTTTTCGGATGAATGTCAAAATCTCATAAGTTGTCTGCAAGCATACACCCCTGGAAACTTGAAGGATTTTTCAAAAGATTATGTCGATGTATGTAGATATTTTTGCATCGGGAACTTCGAGTATTTTAGCGAGGACGAATTAATTTCAACTGGTGGAGGAGGGTATTAATTATGGCAACGAATAGAAAATGGAGTGAGGAACAGCGAGCGGGTGTTGTGGAATTGCGGAAGGCGGGCATAAGCTGGGCTAAGATCAGCAAGCAGACGGGCATTCCGAAAGGTACTTGCATTGGATTTTGGAAAGAAAGCCCACAGGATGAGGATATTCCGATAGCGGCTCCGGAGACCATCATGGCAAGGGTGCTTAAACTCGTCCCCAACCCCCGCCTTATGCTCATCCACTTCGATGATCGGGAAGGGATTGCTCGATGTGTTAAGCGGCCCGAGGCCAACCATCCGCCTAAGAGTCAGGTGTTGGTAAAAAAGGTAGAGGATGATCTATATCGAATCGCATGAGCAGACGGAAAGACGGATTGATGCCATGTTACAGGAAATGGTGGTAGAGGAAGGCTTGTCTGCATTTGAGGCGGGAAGAGATCCGAGGAGTCATACTTTACAAGAAATAGCAGACTTTAGTGGGGTTGGTTTTGAGACTATGAGACGGATCGAAAAAACAGCCCTGAGTAATTTTAAAAAAATAATGTTAGAATTGGAGATTATAAAAAATGGAAATACAGGAATTTAGCGAAAAAGGGCCGGATGTAGATGCCATCAAAAAGGAGTTCGATGATGCGAAAGCAGACTTGAGCTTTTGGATGGATAAAGCGGAACAGGGTAGGGAGTGTCGATTTAACGAGTGGGCTGGCAAGGATGAGTCAGGCAAGAAGAATGGACCGGAGGCATTTCCATTCGATGGGGCATCCGATTTAGACCCAAACCTGGTTAATCCATTGATCGATGGAGATGTAGCCCTCCTTAGTCAGTCCCTTTCACAGGCCAACCTCGTAGCCGCCCCAGTAGAGTCGGGAGACATTGGCAGTGCGAAGATGGTAAGCGAATTTTTAAAATGGCGGATGAACTCAATGACGGAACTTCCTCGTGAAGCCGCCATCGGAGCAAACTATTTATTGCAGAATGGTATCACTTTTTTCGGCACTTATTGGAAAAGGGAAACCACTCGAGTATTTAAGGATATCAGCTTGGAAGAGATTGCCCAAATGAGTCCCGAGCTGGCAATGGCGATCCAAGATCCTGAGATGAAGGAGGGGGTTGAAGAGATGCTATTTCCTTTATTCCCGAATCTTAAAAAGCGAAGGGTTCGGAAGATGATTAATGAACTTCGGAGCAAAGGAGTTTCAAAAATTCCGACTGAGAAAGCGGTAGTTAATCGTCCCGCAATTAAGGCTTATGAATTAGGCAGAGAAATAATCATTGACTCTAATGTAATTGATTTGGAGTCTGCTAGGTCAATCCATTGTATCCACTACTATTCTCCCGAAGCTCTCATGCAAAAGGTAAGCGAGGGATGGGACAAGAAGTGGATCGAAGAGGTACTAGAGAACAGTAAAGGCTTTTATGCGGATGAAAGTTACAGTTCTGACCTCATGTCTTACGACTCCGGCAACTTTTACGGCACTCAGGATTACGAGGGCATGGTTCGGGTAATTACAACATATCGTAAGGAATTGGATGAGGACGATGTACCGATCTGCACGATTACTTGCTGGGCAGATGAAGCAGAAGGACATGGGTTTCATTCTCCGATGGAGTACGATGAAGGTCGTTATCCATTTGTCTGTATCACTCGTGAAAACCTTAATCACCGCTTACTTGATAGCCGAGGATATCCCGAGCTTTTAAAGTCCTATCAGATTGCAGTTAAGACTGAAATGGATGCCCGAAGAGACCGTGCATCGATGAGTACTTTGCCCCCTGTCGAACATTTGCAAGGCCGCAAGCCCGATCGTATTGGTCCAGGCGCACAGATTCCAGTTCGCCGAAGAGGGGAAGTTGGTTTCATGGAAATCCCTCGCTATTCGCCGGCAAGTATGGATGTGGAAATGCAGATTCGCCAAATAGCGGATAAGATCACAGGTCGCCCAACTTCGCAATTAGATGCAGTTGAAGCAAACAGCATCCGCCAGCATTTGGTCAACCAATGGCTCAACGGGTTCAAACAGATTCTTAATCGGGTATGGTGCTTGGATCGGACATATGGCGGTCCGCAGATATGGTTTCGGGTAACAAATAACGAACAGGGAGCCATGCTCATGCTCGATGAAACTGCGGAGGTTTACGATTTTAATATCACATGGAACAGCATGAACCAGGACGAGGAAAAGGTTCTTCAGAAACTTGATACAGTTGGTAAATTAATGTCAACTTATGACCGGCAAGGAGTTGGTCGATATGATGTATACCTTCGTAAAGTTTTAGAGGCAATCGATCCAAATCTAGCCGGTCAATTAATCGCCCCAGTTGAAGAAGCAACAGACAAGGAGATTCAGGAAACTTCCGCAGACATTGCCAAAATTGCATCGGGGCAAGTGGTCAATGTACCGCAACAAGGTGTAAATTCTCAACTTCGTCTACAGAAACTCCGAGAGTTCCTTGAAGGTACTCCCGAAATACCGGCACAGGATGTTCAGCAAAGAATGCAAGAGGACGAGAACTTTGCAAAGAGACTTCAGACATATGCGGGACAGCTCGAAATGATGCAAGCCCAACAAAGAAACGCAATAATTGGCCAGCTAGGTACTCCTCCTGGAAATGTACCAGGTACTTCAGTAGCCGCTTAACAAAAGGAAATATTATGGCATACGGAAAAGGAACATACGGATCGAAAGTTGGAAGACCTTCCAATAAAGCTAAAGCAATGGCTCGTAAGAAAATGAGTCCAGCAATGAAGAAAAAGCTGAAAAAGAAAAAGTGAGTAAGGTTTACCGAGGAGTTACATTCGCCGGATATTCAAAACCGAAGCGGACCCCAAACCATCCGACTAAATCCCATGTGGTTTTAGTTAAAGATGATGGGAAGGATAAAATGATTCGCTTCGGCCAACAGGGTGCAAAGACTGCGGGCAAACCGAAGAAGGGTGAAAGTCAGGCAATGAAAAAAAAGCGGGCAAGGTTCAAAGCTCGTCATGGGAAGAATATTGCCAAGGGAAAAACATCAGCGGCTTACTGGGCAAACAAGGTGAAGTGGTAAGATGGCCAAGGATGCTTGCTACAAAAAGGTAAAGGCTCGTGTAAAGGTATTTCCATCTGCCCGAGCATCTCAGCAGATTGCCAAATGCCGGAAGTCAAAGGGACAGGTTAAGAAGTCTCCGGCTGGATCTTCATTAAAAAGGTGGGGTGCTGAGAAGTGGAAAGATACACGGACCGGCAAACCATGCGGACAGGGTAAGGCGATTGAATACTGCCGCCCGACAAAGAGAGTTTCGAGTAAAACGCCCAAGCTAAAATCAGAGATGAGTAAGAGCCAATTAAAACGGAAGAAGGCGGAGAAATCGAAGGTTGGTATGGGCAAACGAGTTAAACCAATAAGAAAGAAAAAATGACACTAGGTGATGCAATAAGCGGCCTCGGCGAACAAACCGAATGGCTCGTAATAAAAGACTTTATTAAAGAGCAAAGGGATATGTGCCTGGTCGATTTTCAGGACTATACCCATGTCGATAACCCTCAGAAACTTGCCCGCCTCAGCGGTGAGATTGCTGGCTTAACCCGAATTGTAGAAAGTTTAGAAAATGCCGAAACTGACACCCCATCAGCAATTTAAAAACGAACATCGGGCCTTGCTAAATCGCTGGCTCGAAG